ATGCCGCGTGAGCCGGGGGTTAAGAACTCCATGAAACAGGGGCAAGGTCAGCGGAGAATCCGCGAGCGGCATCTTCCGACCCGGTCGCGGCTTCCAGCATCGTGGTGGACAGCTTGCGCAGGCCCTTCTCGAAGGACTCGCCGGAGACGCCTGACTGCTCGGCTGCCGGTTTCCATACCGACAGGGTTTCGACACTGACACCGACACGTTGCGACATCTCATCCAGCGCGTCGCCAGTGTCGATGGCCGATTTCACCATCGCGGTCAGGCCCGCCACGGAGACAGCCACACCAAGGTTGGCCAGCACGCCATTGACGCTCTTGGCGGTATCGGTGAGCCCGCCCAGACCCCGCTTGATCGAGTCGAAGGCGGTCTTGGTCTGGTCGACGGCGCTGATCAGGATTTGGGCACGATTGCTTGCCATCAGACTTTGTCCAGTTCTTGTTGAATCGCTCGCGCCAAGGCAGGTAGTGCGCGTTGCACGCCACCCGCCAGATTCAGTCGTCGTTTGAGATCGACGCGCTTGACCAGCACGGCGATGGGAATTTCCTGGCCGCGCTTGATCTGTTTTGCGCCAGTCCGGGCACGTTCGGCGCGCTTGAAGCGGCCCAGCTGCGCAGCGTTCTCCTTGATGTTCTCGGCCATCAACAGCACGCGACCGTTCTTCTCGATGAAGAAGGCATTGCCCGAGCGCATCAGGCCGTCGATGACCGCCCTGAAGCGTTTCGGACCGATGCGCCCGGGCAAGAGCGGGATCAACAGATTGCCACTGACCGTGCCGCCTTTTTCATGGATGCCCAGCCACGGAATCTTGCTGCCCACCCACAGGGCAGGCAGTTCCGTGGGCTTCTTGTCGAACACCTTGACGCCCATCGAGGAGATGAAACTGTTGCGCTTGACGGTGAAGGCCGTGCGCATCTCGGATCGCGCGGCGTCACGCACTTCACGCCCGCCCGACTGCATGCCCTTGGCGACGGCGGCGTGGATGGCACGACGCCGCTCGGTGCTCCACGCTGCCAACTGGCGCGGGTCCAGCAAGCCGGTGGTGGTGAGCGAGAGACGCATGGCTCAGTCCTTCAGAAGATCGCGTTGCAGTTGTTCGATGCCACGTTTATCGCCCTGCGCTGCCACGGCATGAATGCCGAGCAGCTGGGCCAGTTGCTGCCGCTCGATCTGTCCGTCGGTGTCCAGAAAGGCTTGCGCCTGTGTGAGCGTGTAGCCCATCAAGTCACCGAGGCGGTGACCGGCGCGGATCAAGCGGGCGACGGCAGCGTCCCACCCGAGTTCGTCAGTGAGCGCAGCGTCGGCGCGAGTCGTTGGGCCGCGCCCTGAATGCTCGGCACGACGTGCGCCACGAAAAAATCCGCGTTGACCTCGAACACGGCGGCGGCCAGTTGCACGGCGTCCGCAAGCTGAAGGTCGTTGATCCACGCGCGTTCACGCCGGGTGGTGATCGCCAGCAGGTCGAGCACGGCCTCACCGTGCCGCCCGAGCAGCGCGAGCCAATCCGGCTCGGCCGAGAGGTCGGCTGCGATGGGCCGCACCGCGGCGAGTAGCCGCGGCAACTCGCCCAGGCGGATCGGCGTGAGCTCGACGGACACACCGGCCACCGTGACCACCTGGGGCACGGGTGGGAATGTCTTGAAGTCATCCATCACAGCAGCACCAGACGGCCGAACTGACCAAGATCACCGCCCACTGGCTTGGTCAGATCCGCCAGCACCTGGCCCGACAGCTCGAACTTCAGCAGTTCGTCCGTGATGATCGAGAGTTCCTTGGCCGGGTTGATGGCCACGCGGTAGAGGTCGATCACCACTTCGCGGTTGCCGTCGGCGGTATTGAGTCCCTCGAAGCGGATCCAGCGCTCGGGCAAGGGCTGGGTGAACATCGCCGTGCTCTGCGCCGCGCCATAGGCGTAATCGACGGTGAACGGCTCGGTGTACGGGCCGCCCGACGTGGCATCCAGAATCACCAGCGAACCGTGCTTGGCATTTACGCTGTATTGGCTGGCCGGGAGCGTCTTGGGCGTGGCATCGGAGTCCTGGATCTGCACGGCCGAGACGTTCTGCATGGCCAGCGGGTACAGACTGCCCGGCGTGACCGGGTTGGGCAGCAGTTCGCCGGTGACGGTGCCGGGTGCAATCGTGGTCGTGGTGCCATAGAGCGCCAGCGCCAGATTGGTGGCGATCAGTTCTTCCAGCGTGCAGGCGAATTCGCCTTTCTTGGTCTTGATCAGCTGCAGGTCGGTCAGGCGCTGGCCCGACTGCGCTTCCTGGTGCTCGATGGTGTCCACCGACAGCGACACCTTCAGTTCGGGCACGTTGCCGACGAAGGTCAGCCCGGCCGGGTTGCCAAGCTCATCACGTGCGCCGATATAGACGCGGCCTTGTCCAGAGAAATAAGCCATGGTCAGTCTCCTTGAGAAATATGGGCGGTGCCGGACGTGGCATCACGGCGGGTGGTTTTGGAATCGGTAGCAGTGGTGGCCGCTTTGGCCGTGCCTTGGGCGATCAGCCAACGGGCGCTGGCGTCATTCAGATCAAGGCGATCACCTACGGCGAGGCGCTTACCTGCGTGGGTATGGGGTTTGAGCAGTTCGATGTGCATTGGGGATTCATCCTGTTTGGGTGAGGTCGATGGCGTGGGTGCGGTAGCGGATCTCGTAGCGGGCAGGCAGCGCGACGGCCCCGGCATCGGCGTCGTCGAATTCCCATTCGCAGTCGATCTCGCGCACGGCGATGGCCAGCCCGCCCAGATTCGGGTCGGCGAGCATTGCCGCGTGGGCTGCGACCAGGGCCTGGTCGGCCACGTCGAAGGCATCCGCTCCGCGTGCCACCACGGCGAGCCGGACGATCAACAGCCGGTCGACGAGGTGGTTGGCGTGGGCGGTGATGCTGTCGCCATCGACGAACAGCAGCAGCGCCGGACTGGCCTCGCGGGTGACCGGCACGGCTGGCATGCGCAGCACCGGCGTCGGGGCAATCGCATGGCCTAAGCGCGTGACGATCTCCCGCAAGACGCGCTCGCGGACGGAGTTCATGGGGCGTTCCTCAGAGTTGGGAGAGCGAGGCGCGACGCTCGGAGCCGTCGCCGATGGCACGCACGTCGCGCACCCGATAGCTGTGGCCTGCCACCTCGACCATGTCCCCAACGGCCAGCGTCAGCCAGGACGCCGGGTAGTCGATCTGGTAGTCCCGCGACAGTGCGAAACCATCCAGCACGGTTTCGTCCGGCGCACGAAAGGCGCAGTGCACCGTGTTGCCTGCCACCGTGACGGCGGTGAGCAATCCGGCGTTGCGCGCCGCCTCGTAGAGCGTGACGACATCCATCAGGACGCCAGCACCTTCACCAGTACCGCAGGCCGGTGGCACATCGGCAGCGGGTTGGACTGCGTGTGCAGATCGGTGCCCCGGTCGAACTTGCGCGGTTCCTGCTTGGCGTACAGCGGCTGGCCCAGCGTGTTGGCCGTTTCGTTGAAGTCGGCAGGCGCGAAGTACGTGGCGAAGGTGTCCACCGTGCCCAGCGGAAAGGCGTGGCCTTCGCCTGCTTCGATGAATCGGCGCACGTTGTCGTCGCCATCGCTGGCTTCGCCTGCGTATTCCTCGAAGGTGATGCCGCAAAACGGGAAGCCCGAACGCATATCAGTGCGCAGCACCTGGCCGTCCTGCCAGCGATGGTAGGCTTCGATCACCTTCTCGTGGCTGGTAAAGGCGTCGAAGAACTCCGGTGACACGAGGCAATGCACGCCTGTCATCCGTTCACCCTTGAGGTTCTTCTCCATGTGGCGCTTGAGATCGAGACACTTCTTTTTGATGTCGGTGCCCGCGTTAGCCAGCTGGAAATTGACCACCTTCGGCGTGATCTCGAACAGGTCGAACAGGTCGTACAGCTGCGATCCATCGGCATCGAGGATGATGCCCTTGAGCGCGCCGATGCGCAGATGCTCGAGCGTGATCGCGTGCTTGTTGCGCATTGTCTGCAGGTGCTCAGCCATCACTGTTGCGATGGTCTGCACTTCGGTTTCCGAGCCGAAGGCGCGGATGCCTTGCACTTCCTCCGGCAGCACCACGTCATCGTGCGGGATGTGCGGAATGGCAAAGGAGCGCAGCTTGCGCTTGCCGCGCACGCCAACCGTTCCGGGCGAGCCCACCGGCATCGTCGGCAGCAGTGTCAGGACGCCGTTCTTTTCCTCGACGGCCACCGAACGAAAGCGTACCGGCTTGGCAGGAAACAGTCCCATGCTTTCCATCAACCCGTAGTTGTTGGGCAGGATGTTGATGGCAGCGGTCAGCGCCGACATCGAGAACGCGGGATTCTCGAAAACGTTGTTCATGGTCAGACTCCTTTGCGAACGAGGATGCCGAGGCTCTTGAGTTGCGCGATGGCAGCCTGTTTTTCAGCGGCGGTGATGGTGGCGGGCCACACCAGGGCGTGATCGGCGACGATGGCGTGGCGAGCCAGCATCAGCCCGTCCTCGCGGTCGATGAGCGTGGCGTCCACGGCCTGCATCAGCACGCCTGCGGCGTACTGGCTGCCATCGGTGGCCGATGGGTCGATCTGCTTGATCTTGCCGGTGGCGGTCACCAGACCGACCACTGTGCCCAGCGGCAGGTTTTGGCCTGCGCCCACGGTGATCTGGTCGCGCGAGTAGAGGTTCGGCGCTTCGTATTTCAGAAGATCGCCGAGGTTGAGGCCTTCAGTGATGACGGGCATGTCACTTCTCCAGTCCGGCGCGGGCGCGAGCGGCCAGCACCAAGGGGTTGTCGTTGAGGGATTGCGCCGCCGAGGTGGCAGCGTTCGGGGTGATCAGGCTGCTGATCTCCTGCCCGGTGGCGCGCGCCGTCAGCAGATGGCGGCGCACCGTGGCTGCCGGGGTGCGCGTTGCCAGAAAACCGGCAATGCGTTCGGGACAGCCCGCGAGCGCGCACAGTTCGGCGACCTCCTGCGCGTCCTCGATGGTCATCTGCGGGGGCGTGCCATCAACGCGATCAGCATCAGCGCCAACCCCAGGGTCAGCAGTAACTCCGGGTTCATTCATGAAATGCTCCAGTCGTGGTGGTTGAGAATTGCCCAGCGCCGCAGCCGCGAGCGCCGGAGGGGGTGAAAGTGCAGCGGTGAGTTCGGCCAGCAGGTCGTCGAGGGTGCCGACGGCATCGGCAAGGCCAGCGGCAACGGCATCGGCCCCGAAGAACACGCCCGCTTCGGTGGCGCGCACCGCGTCATTGGTGAGACCGCGATGGCTGGCCACGGTGTCGACGAACAACCCGTAGATCCGATCCACCTCGCTCTTGAGAAACGCGTGGGCTTCGTCCGAAATCGGCTCGTGCGGGTTGAGGTCGTTCTTGCGCGCCCCGGCAAAGACGGTCGTGTAGCGAACGCCGTCTTTCGCGTCGCGTACCGACTGGTCGGCGTGCATGGCAATGACGCCAATCGAGCCCACGCCGCCGGTACGGGTGACAAAGAAGCGACTGGCGGCAGACCCGAGCGCGTAAGCCGCCGAGTACGCCATGTCATTGGCTACCGCCCAGATCGGTTTGACCTGCGCCGCCGCACGCACGCGGTCGGCCAGATCGAACACCCCGCCGGATTCGCCGCCCGGGCTGTCGATGTCGAGCACGATGGCGGCCACCGAGGGGTCGGCAACGGCGGCATCGAGCTGGGCGGCGATGTCCTGGTAGCTGGTCAGGCCGGAGGCTGCTTCCAGTCCGACGGTGCGCCGCACCAGCGTGCCGTAGATCGGCAGGATGGCGATGCCACTATCCGAGGCGGGCGGACTGCGCGTAGCGGGTACCGGAATTGCCGTGCCGCTTTCCGTCAGGCCGATGCGTGGCCCCAGAACGGCGAGGATGACTTCAAGTTTTGGGCGATGGATCAGCAGCGGCGCGCCAAAGATGCGCGCCGCCATGTGCGGTAGCAGGGTCATGGGGTGTTCCTTCAGGCGGACAACTGATTGCTGTCGGTGGCCTGTGCGTTGGGTTCGGCGCTGCCGCCATCCTTGGAGGTGCGACGCGGATCGGAGTCAAAGATCAGGCCAAGGTCGTCGGCGCGCTGGTTGTCGGCGGCGATTTCGCGGTCGATGTCCTCGGCGTCGTAGCCGAAGGCCGAGATGGCTTCCGAACGGCTGATAAGACCTGCGCGGATCGCCAGCAACATCGCCTTGAATTCCTTTTCGGGATCGACCCATTGCCAGCCCTGCGGAATCCATTTGCAGGCGGTGTAGTCACGGCGGCGGCGGGCATAGCCCGGAGCCTTCATGGCGCCTGCCAGCACCGCCTGATCGAGCCACGCATTCCAGACCGGACGGCAGAGCTGATGCACCAGGACACCGTGCTGGATGGCCTCGGTGCGGCGGCGGAACTCCAGCATTCCGGCCCGGATCGACGAGTAGTTGACCCCGGAGAGGTCGCCGGTCAGTTGCTCATAGGTCACGCCGATGGCGGCCGCTACAGCACGAAACTGTGCGCGTAGGAATTCGCTGTAGCTTCCACCCACATCTGCGGGATCGGAGAACTTCACGTCCTCGCCGGGCTCCAGGATCTGCAGTGTCCCGGGCTCCATCCCTGCTAGCGCGATGCCTGCATCGTTGGCCACGCCTTCACCCATCAGGTTGTCCTCGGGGGACAGGCGGGTGATAAAGCCAGCGAACATCGCGGCGGTTTTCTTGCGCACGAGCTCGGCATCGTCGTACTGATCCAACTCGTTCAACTTGACCAGAGCGCGCGCAAGCCACGGTTCGCCGCGAATCTGTCCGGGGCGCAGTACGCGGTAGAGATGGATGATTTCCCGCGCGTCGATGCGCACGGTATCCATGCCGCCTTGCCCAGACATCGGCGCAAGTCGGCCGTCTTCAGGGTGCGAGCGATACAGGTGATAGGCCACACGTCGCCCCATCGAATCGAACTCGATGCCAGAGCGCACGACATTGCCGGTTGGCAGCTCCGTGTTGAGATGCAGCGGCAGGTGTTCGGCCTCGAGCAACTGCAGTTGCAGGGGTACGACCAGACCATCCTCGGGGCGACGGGGACGTAATCGAATCAGGCATTCACCACCTTCGCACATCGCGCGTGCAGCCAGTGCCTGCAGGCCGTAGAAATCGGTCTGCCCGCTGGCATCGGCTTGTTCCGTCCAATCGCGCCAGAGGGCCTGTACCTCGGCGCGGAACGCTTCGTCCTTGGCCATCGACTGCGGCTTGATGCCGGTGCCGACCGCGTTGGAAACGAAAGCCTCGATACCGGCATTGGCCCACGCATTGCGGCGAACAAGATCGCGGGATTTGACGCGCAGTTCATTTGAGGTGGCCAGCATGGCTGCCACGGCACCGGGATTGCCGGGCATCCACGCAAGGGATCGCCGCCCGCGTCCCGCTGCTTCGTGAACAGGTGACTGTCCGAACAGGCTGCGGAATTTGGAGTACCACGCCATCTCAGAACCCCTTGCCCGTGGTGACCCGGATCTGGCGTGGCGCACCCGGCCACAGCCCGGTATCCACGGCCTGCTCGAAGAGGTCTCGCTTGACCGCCGCAATGGCGGCCTGGAGTTCATCGACGCTGCGGTACTCGACGGTCTTGTCGCCAAAGGTCACGCGCTTTTCGCCCTTGACCAGCGCCGCTTCCAGCGCGTCGAGATGTGCTTGTGTGTAGGCCATCAGCGGTACACCGTGAGGTTGATTTCGGATGAGTCGTCGAACGATGCGGCCGTGGTGGCGCAACTGATATCGACGAACTGGGCGGTCTTCTGGTCGGTGCTGGATCGCACAATCGCAATGCGCTGCGTGCCGCTGTTGGTGCTGCTGCGGGCGAGCGCCGTCCAGCAGTAGTTGGAATCCGGCATGGCAGTAGCGAAGGTCACGCGGTAGCGGCCCGCTGCCGTCCTGGTCACGCTGGCCACGTTGTGCGACGAGCGCACGACGATCTGGCTGCCGACGTAGCCGAAGCACACCCACGCCCGCGCCAGGCCGGGATGGGTTGCGTCGATCTTGGTCTTGACCTCGAGTCCGACACGACTGGCCAGCGCACTGATGCGCGATGCGAGGCTCATCAGACCAGCGCGCCTTCGAACACGGCGACGAAGTCGGTATCGGTGTTGCCGACATCACTGGCCGCAACGGCGCCGATGTTGCTGCGTGCCTGCGCCTGCTCGGATGCCGTGAGTGTTTGCGCGGCGTCGAAGCGCACGCGGTTGTTGACGGCGGCGAGCAGCGCATCCAGACCACTGGTGCCGTTCTGCAGCAGTTGCTGGATTTCCACCAGCGTGTCGTAGGCAGCATCGGCTCCACCCAGAATCTCAGTCTTGAGCGCATCGAGCAGTGAGACGATCTTGGTGGACGAATAGGTGCTGGTGGTGGCGATGTTGGCGTCGTCGATCACCGCCGAGGACACCACGGCGGCCTTCAGTTCATTGATGGCCGCGACCAGATTCGACTTGTCGGTGGTGGTGAGGTTGGCCAGGTTGCCTGCCTTGGCGCGGACGTCGTTGAACTCCTGCGCGACGCGGATGACCAGGCTTT